CTTGGCTTCCTCAACGCCAGTCACGACCAGCACGATGGCGCCGGCCTGTTGCATCTCCTTGATGGTCAGCTCCTGCCGTAGCGTCAGCTTGCCGTTGTCGGCCTTGGCTTCGATGGCAATGAACCGGCCCCGGCCACAGATGATGAAGTCCAATGTCGGCTTGCCCATGCCGTTCTGCACAGGCATGTGGTAGTAGAACTGCATCCGCTTCAGGACGACCTTGATGGCGTCCTTGACCTTGCCTTCAGGGGTGCTCATTGTCAGCTCCTCCACTTTCCCGTATGCGCGTTGAAGTCGCTCAGTTCCCTCTTGAGCGCGGCGAGCACATAGGTGCTGCCTACCTTGCGAAGCCGACCAACGATCAGTCTGGCCATCCGGGTGGCGACGGAGTCGGCTGCATTGATCACTATCTCAGCCTCACTGACCGCCGAGGTCATCATATCGAACTGGTTCATTTGGTCCTCGCATCTAGGGCGTCATGGTCCCTCGGGTCGACAACGTCTGCACCATGGGTATTAGCCATAGCGATAGTGGCGAGTAAGTTCCTCACCACGGCCACAGCGCGCCTCTGGTCATTGGTCCCGTTGGCTACAACAGCGTCAAGCTCCTTCACCCACCATTGGCCATCACGGAAGTCGCTCAGCGTATCGCCTGACGGTCCAGCTATCTGTGGGGTGGTGTAGTATGGGTGTTTATCATAGTTCTTGAGCACGACAGTCTCACCATCTGCGCTCCATGAGCGCTCTGGAACAGACGCGCTCACTGGTGCTGGCTTCTCTACGCAGACGTGTGGGATGTGTGAGTTCGGGCAGCCTTCGTCTTCGCAGAGAGATGGGTAGTCCTTCGCCTGTTGGAACCCTGCCTTGAACCCTGCCACACCATCCACCCGCGTAGCGATCATCTTCCAGACTTCCTCATACTCAGGCCAATCATGCTCGACGCACGCGCATTTGAGCGGTGGCTTACCATCGGCAGTGCGGCCAAAGTTGACCTTGTCCATCATGGCCCCGAGTAACCGGTGGTCCATCTCACTAAGGTATTTGGACGTATCCTTGATCTTCAGTATGATATAGCGGTGTTCGCGTTTCATAGACCTTCCCCTTTATGCAGTAGTGCCACATGTTGCCGGCGCGGATGCCCTTGCGGATCTCTTTTGCCTTTGCTTCGCATGCAGCCTTTGTCGGAACTTCGGTGTGCTGGATGGTGATGCGCCCTGTAGCCAGCGACAGGTATAGCCAGATGAGCGTCATCGCCGCTTATACTCGTTCAGAGCTACCGCTGCGGCTACGGCTCCGCTAATGAAGTCAAGGTCGCAGCAGTCGCTACACCCGTCCACGAAGCGCCAGATTGACAGCGGGTGTAACTCGCCGCGTACTATCGCCCCGGCAGCCTTATCGAACCCTTGGTTGAACAGCTTCACCCGGGCCACCTCCCTACGTGTTGCGAGCCATTTTTTGAATTTCGTAAGCATGGTTCTCTCCAGTGTCATTGACATCAAAACTTCTATACCACATAATTCACCCCGTTCACCTCCAGTGACACCCTCGTATCCCCTTCGAGGTTTGGCGCCCCTCTGCTTCCCCGGCACGGGGCGTTTTTCTTCCTACCTCTTCGGTTCCCAGTATTCGCAGCTGGTCACAGGGCACCAGCCACGGCAGAGGCCGGACTTTCTGGGAGGAAAAATCTCGGCCTTGAATGCAGCGTTGTACTTGGCAAGGCTCGGCAAAAACTCCTGCCACAGCTCCGGCTCCTGCGCCCGGGTGAACGTCTCGCTGTCACGCTCGTTGGTCTTCAGCCACAGGAAGTCGGTCTTGCACGTCATGACTTCCGGGTAGTGAATGAAGACCAACAATGCGAACAGCTTGAGCTGGCGTGAGTTGGGCTTGCGCTTCCCTGTTTTCCAGTCGAGCGCCCGGGCGCGGTCGCCTTGAATGATCAGTACGTCGATGATGCCACGGCACCAGACATCCTTGGCAAACCAGTCGCAGGGCACCAGCTGCTTGTTGATGGCCAGTTGTTGCTCAGCGATGAGCTTGTCGCAGGGGATGGTGAAGATGAAGTCGAGCCACGGCTGATACGTCAGGAACTCTGACTCACGCCCCTGTAGCACCATGGTCGTCTGTATGGCGTCCAGTGGCAGCCCTTGGTAGTTCATGATCGAGTACTCGAAGAACTTATGGACCCGATCACCCCAGCTTGCTGCTTCCCCCTGCACGTCCACAACGTCCTTCGCGATGCGTTTGTGGTAGTACTGTTTTGGGCAGTTCTCGAAGTCACCCATTGCTGAGTGGCTCCATGCTATTGGTTTCACTTGTTCCCACCCCTCTTCATTGAGCCATCCGCGTTACGCGGGTAGCTCCGGTTGGCATTGTCGTCTCGGACGCGCAGGTTGGATGGGGCCGTGGGGGCACCACCGCTTGAGAGCGGCACCTTATGGTCAACATCCTTACCGTCGCCCGGGTGGACCATCCCCTTCTTCACCATGATATGCCTCGCGCGGTTGCGGGCGGCACGTTTGGGTTTCTCACCACGCGCATCGGAGGTGACCTTCTCCTGCGCATAATCACGTTTGTAGCTGGGGGACGATGGCATGACGTTCTCCTAGACAGGTTCAGGGTCCGGGCGCAGCTGCACCTCGTACCCATACTTGGCCAGAATCTCGGGATTGACTGTCCGGTCGAACTTAACCTTGTTCGCACCGATAAGCGTCAGAGTCATCTCCTGCTTCTCAGCATCAACGATCTGGCGCTTCAGGATCTCGAATTCGAGCCCGGGCTTTTTGGTACTGACTAAAAACGGTTTCATTTTACACCTCCTTCAGTAGCTGTTCGATATGCTTGTCAAGCGCCGCTAGCAGATCCGGGCATAGGGGCGCCTGAGTCTTGGCGATACGGTCGCGGTGAACCGTTCGGAACAGGCGCCAGAAGTGCAGCTGCTCCATCACGGTCATGGTTTTGATAAACCCGTCGAGGCTGGACATCACCTCTTCAAAGGTTTGGTTCTCGGGAATCTCCAGTGTCATTAGTGTTTTGCCTTTCCATATGAGAGGTGGTGACCACCTTCTGAGTTGAGGGGCAAGTCGAGCCCCCATTCCGGAGGCTTGCGCATCTCCTCCAGCATAAACTGCGTTGCATCTTCTGCATCATCTGATGCCGTTACCGTTACTGCTTCGTCATGCACCGACATCACCACCGGCAGGAAGCGGTCAATCTCAAGCGTCTGATCGAGCACAATGATGCGGGCCAGTGCCTGCACGATGTTCTCGATCACCTTGGCGCCATAGATCTTCTCGCGGCTGCGCCCATTCCAGTACGACCAGTCGCCCTTGTCGTCGCGTTCGAGGTCCGGGTACTTAATGACCATGCCATTAGGCAGCAGCACGCCGCCAGCTGTGGTCTTGACGATGCCACGCGGGTCGATGTCGACACCCACTCGGCCGGCGGCAATGTACTTGAGTGCATCATCCGCACGCTTCCATAATCGCTGCACCATGGGGTGCGTCGACCGATAGGTTTCGACGATGAGCTGCGACTCCCCCAACTCGATTTTGCGCTTCACCTGCACACGTGCTGCCGTAGCGAACTTCATGTACCCCATGCCGTAGCCCAGCCCCAGCTTGGCGGTCTTACCCATCTGGCGTTCGGCAGGGTCACGGTCCTTGAGGATCTCCCGGCCATAGATCCGACCGGCCAGCACACAGTATACGTCTGGACCAGTGCCAGCATCGTTCTTGCGGTACACCTCAATGGCATCCTCCTGTATGGCCAGCCAGTCGAGCACGCGGGCCTCGATGTTTGATGAGTCACCGACACAGCACTCTTCGCCATAGAACGCTTCGATGGCGTCACGGATCTTCGACTTGCGACCGAAGTTCTGCCAGTTCATCTTGTCGCCGCCGCTGTGCCGCCCTGTCTGGTCGGCCCCGTAGTATTTCAGGTAGACCGGCGCCGGCCCCCGGTCAGCCATCCCGATCATCCGGATCGTACGCGACTCGGCGATGGTCGTCTTGTTCTTCAGGCGGGCAGCGATCAGCGCCTGCACATCCTCGTCGGGGTGCTCGGCAAGGGCTTCCATGGCCGGATCGGTCTTGGCGAAGGCGTACTTTTCGATACCCTTGGCGTTCAGCTTGGTCGGGGGTTCAACCCCTAGGTACTCCAGCGCGGCAGCGAACTTGGCATCGCTAGTCACATCAGCCAGCTGGATGCCTGCACGTAAGAGTGCCGTGGTCTTATCAACCTGCACATCTTTAAGGTACGACTCCAGCACCGGCTTGTTGAGCACCAGCCTCGGTTCGGTGAAGAGCCGGATGGTCATGTCAACGATTTTCAGCTCGCCCCGGCCGAAGAACGGAAGCAGCTTATGGAACAGGCGGTACTCCAGATCGCAGTCGTTAATGCAGTACTCGCCGTACTTGCGTAGAAACACTTCGCCGAAGTCCCGGCGGCGCATGCCCTTGGCGATCAGCACTTCCTCACCCTTCTTGCCCAGCCCGAACTTCGCAGCCAGCTTGGCCAGTGCCAGTCCACCCTTGCCACCAAGTACTGCCCGGGCCATCGAGAGTGTGTCGAACCAGACCTTCGGGTACACGCCATAGTGATGTGACAGGATCAGTCCGTCGAAGTGGGCGTGGTGGGCCAGTACCGAATGGTTGTGCAGCCCGAGCCGATCCAGCTCACGCGGGACATCACATCCGTCAACCCAGTACCCCGGGCGGTCGTTGACTTGGAAGCCGCAGAGGATTGTCTCGAAGCGTGGGTCACGAACGTACTGTTCGGTCGTCAGCTTGGATAGCGTGTACTCCGTATCGTAAAACGTTTCGAAGTCGCAGGTGATTAAATCCATTACACGCCCCGCCAGATCAGCACGCACACAATGGCAATAGCACTCATGAGCTTGAGTGCTTCGATGATTTCCGCCCCGGTCATGTTCTACTCCATCGGTTATTGACGGTCAGCCCAAGCGCTTCGTCAGGCCACGTCTCGGTTAGATTGAAGTGCGTGACCCAATCTTGGATCTTCGCACACGTCTTGGGTACATCGCGCCCCCATGGACGCCCCAGCACAGCCTTTGGCTTGAGTATGAGGGTCTTGCCCTTCTTCCCTGCCATATGCAGCGTTAAGTCATACGTCTCAGCCAGTTTGTACTCATCTATGACCACGCTCAATATCGTGTCCAGCTGCCGTACTTCGATGCGTTGATGGGAGAGCAGCATGATACAGTACCGCTCTCCGAATTCGAACTGGCCGATCTGATCTAGGCTGTGCGGGGATGTGCGGGACAACGCGAAGTTATGCACCCCCAATTGTAGGATCAGGCTTGATAGCAGCATTTTGTCTCCGGCCCTCCAGTTCCAGATAGATCTGCATGGTGTGCGCCGCCTTGCGGATGTCACCCATGCCCCCTTTGTCAGCCTCACGTGACAGGTAGCTCATAACGGTAATCTTCATGGCCCCCTTGAACTCCTCGGCGGTCATCTGGGCATAGGCCACCTCCCATGGTTGGTACGCTCCCAGCTTTTTATAGTGGCTGCCGCCTTCCTGAACGTCGAGGGCTGATTGTACGGCTTGCTTCTCTTGTATGTCAACCGGCGGAGCCCGCAGGATAAGACTAGGCATCGCGTTGCAGTGTGGGCACGACTCTCCTTCCCCGTAAGGGAGTGTTATAAGCCCAATCCCGGTGCATTTGTGGGACCATGTCAGGCGGGGCTTACTGAAATCCCAGTGTTTGTCGCTCGTATTCATACGTTCTCCGTCAAAAAATTAAGGATCGCCGCTTCGCGCAGCTCGTCCGTGGTCTCGCGCTCGTAGCACATGTACCCCCAGTCCGTCAGGTAGTCGATCAGTTCCTCCCGGCTGGCTGTTTGCAACTCCTCCTCAGTCATATTCTTCTCCTTCCACGTCAGTAGGAGTTCCATCCATCCCGACCCAGAACCATTCGTTCGGGACAAGCCGCTGACGGACCCCTTGGGTTTTACGCTTCCTAACGATGCTGTTGGGCCAGAGCACCTCTTGCATGTAGGTGTTGACCTGTGCGGCGGCTTTGCCCACAAGCAGCCCGATCTCCTTCCCCCGCATCCACCCCTTGCCTTCCATCGCTTTACCATATAACTCGATCTTCATGACGAGCTGCGGGTTGCGAAACCTCGGAGGCTTCGGGGGGATAGGGTTCGGCGCCACCTGCGTCAGCAGATAGTCCGTGAACGGGTTCACGTGTGGAGGCCGAACTTGGCCAGTACGTCGAGGATCTCCTGCGGCACGTCGCTCTGGCGCTCGGCAACGATGACCACACGGATGTTTTGCGGTGGTTCCGTGGGCTCTGCGTCTTTCTCCTGCCTCCCGCACGTGGCAGTCTGCGCTGGCTCTTTATCCTTCGGCTCGAACTGCTCAAGGTACTTGACTTGCGCCGCCAGCTTGCCGTTGAGCTCGCTTGTTTCGTAGTACTGCTCAGACAGCTCCCTGTTGGCTGCCATCACCGCCTTCAGGTTGCGATCAAGCTGGTCAACCAGTATAAGAGCCCGCCGCGCGGTGCACCGATAGATTTCTGCAACGGTGGCGATGTTGGTTGTATCGGCGAGCTGTTGCAGTAACGCGCGCACCATCTCCCTGCTCATGCTGCGTCCGTGTACTTCTTCGGTATTCGTGTTCATGATCTTTTCC